TTTACAAAACTTTTGTATTGTTTTTATTTGATATTCTGCACAAAATGTATTATTATGTATTAATATGTAAAAATCAATACAGTTCATTATGTTAATACCAATTTTTATTTAAATACATTTTTTAAAACGAAGGCATAGTAGATGATGCAGGTGGAGGTATACTTCCTTTGTATATTTGATACGACATTGGAATTGGTGACACTTGCATTTCAGCTGGAGCAATCAATAGTTCATATATAAACCGACTTGGAAACATAGTAGATAAAGTTTCTAAACTATAGACTTTTCCAGGTCTATTGGGTATAGCTTGCCCAAAAATAGGGGGTTGGGGTTTTTGATTAGTTAAATAATCTGTAACATATTTATTAATTGGCCATTTTCCATTATCAATAAAATAAGTTGCTTCTTTTTCTAATGCAAATTCAATTGGTTTATTTGCAAACGTTTCTGATTTTAACATTTTATATTCAGGCATTTCATTTACCGAATTATATTTATCTACAAATTTATCAATTGTATCTTGTGTCCATGTATTATCAGGAGGTATAGGAGCCAAATACTCAAACTCTCCGATTAATGGACTTGTTGGTTTAAAACTAAAACTGAACCCTTCTGTGATAGGTAAAAGAAACAATATACATATCAATAGTAGAATAAATAAATATAGTTTGTTCATATAGTATATGAACAAAACAAAAAAATGTAAATACGGAAAACCAAAATATAATCAATGTCCTAAAAAAATGACACGTAAAAATTGGAAATGGTTATTTCATTTTTTAAAAATACATTAATATTATGGAAGTTCCAGTAAAACGCCGTATATCTGCAAATGTATCTAAACAATATTATGGCGATTGTTTTGCACACGCAATTGCTCGCGTTGTAGTGAAAGCATTTCGTAAACAATTTCCAGTAGAATTTGATATACAAGAAAACATAAGTGAAACATGCAATAGATTATATCAACATACTAACGATTTTTTTTATGATTGTACCGAAACTAATAAATGTACGCCAATAACATTTACTGACTTAAAAACTCATTGTAATCCTGTAGAATTAAACAGTATAATTTTATACATGTATATCTATTCTATTATTGCAAATAAATATGGGTGTGAAGGTGGAAATGCATATGACACATTAAATTATATAGTACATGGTGTATTATACAATGAAGAAGTTATAACTAGTACGTGTTTTATTCATTCTGATTTATGCGATATTATTACGCCCATATTAATCAGTAATATTCATAACTTTTTAAAAAATAGAGAAAAATTAGTCTATATTCTTAAATACAACGATTACAAGTATATAGGTTATCCTGCATATTCCACTGTACACAAAAAAATTATGATGAATACGGTTGTAAATCCTGCCATTTATTTTTTTGACTCCATAAAATATGCAATAGATAATGAATTATATCTAGTACTTAGTATAAATGGTTCATTTATTAAATGGAAAGAAGCGAATCCAGATAAAACCTATACAGTGGATATAGCGGTTGAAGATAATGGACACGCGGCAACTATTGTAAATTATGATTATAGTCATTCAAATAAAGTATTCACTATAAAAAATACATGGGAGAAAGAAACGGCATACACGAACATATCCGAAGAAGAATTATTGGCCTTATCCCAAACTACATGGAGGCCTATCAATATATGTTATTTAGATTTTAGTCGTATTACTCTAGGATTTGCAGATTCGTTAGATCCAAAATATAGATCTGTATTTATAGAAAATGTTGCAAAAAGTAAAAAAGAAAGTTTTGTGGTAGGTGGAAAAACCAAAAGAAAACGGCATTTAACTAATAAATTGAAATTTAAAAAATAGATGTATTATTTAATTAATGATATCTCGTATACAAAGTCATCATGTACGTGTAAAAAATGCAATCCATATTATTCAATCATCTGATCATACCGAAGAAATGAAGTATTTTGCACAATGCTTTTTAGATGTATTAGCATCTAAAAATGGCAATGATATATTAGAACACCTTTTTGTAGAATGTACGGGGAGGAATATTAAATCTGTTACTAAAAAACACGGCGCCGATAGTGAAGATGGATTATTGGAAAGTAAGCCGCTCAAATGTAAATATTCTGCACACATTAGCGATGATACTCCAGCTTCACTTTTGAGGCATCATACCATACCTTATATTGTCATTGGCGAAGCCACGCCAAACGGACAAACGATTAAATGGGTATTGTATACATCGTATAGAATTTTTGACCAATCTAGATTTACCAAAATGCGAAATACTTTGCCTGAAAAAGACCAACAAACTATTCCCGAACTATTGCCAACTACCATGTTGGAACGATACCAAATCTTGGAAGATTTAAAAAAAATATGGAAACCCAAAAATTATATTCGTAGCAATCCTTTGCCAATGCAAGATATTTGTAAATTGAAAGAACATGAATTTACATTATGGATCAATTCCGAATTAAATCAGGTTGAAATCAATAAAGATATTTTAAAATTACATCAAACGTATCCAAATTCATGTTTGGCAGACGAATATATGAAACCGTGGATAGATATGCGAACATTTAAATATCCGAATTAAATATATGAATTGTCCTCATTGTGGAATCGGGATTGAAATTGAAAAAATAAATTGTGGTATTTTTAGGTGCGGTATTTATAAACATAATGGGGAACAAATACCGCCACATTTACCAAAATCCGAATGTGATGAATTAAAAGATAGTATATGGGGATGTGGAAAACCGTTTAAATATGAGAATGGAAAATTAATAAGTTGCGATTATATTTAAAAGATTTAGGCATGAAATACGTATGGAAGTATTCCGATTATCCACATTTGAAAAAAATGTAGATTATTCTTTTGCTATGAAAACACGAACGGAAGGACGATGGCCCAATGAAAAACATTACACTATTCACGAATTACAATTTTTAGGGAAACATGTAAATAGTGCACGTTGGGGATATGGCGATCAAAGCGGTGGATCAGAAACATTTGAACATGATGGTAAGAAAACCGAAATTGTCTATGATTATGCAGGAAATACTTGTTTTAAACCGCACGTTTAGTGTACTTTTTGGTTTTCCTATGTCGTTTTCCACCCGACAATTTTTTAATATTAAATACAAACGTATTTTCATGTTCAATTAATTCAAGTACATATTTTTGGGTTGATACTGGTTTTATAAATTTTCTCATATTTGATATTTTTTCATATATGTTACGTGAAAAATTATGAATAAATAATTTAAATACACCCAGTTTAGTTTTTTCTCTACAAAATTGTATAATTAATTTCGCACAATCTTGTAATGTAAGTGTTGTTACATCTATCGGCATTTCATAATGTTTAATGATTGTATCCAACATTTCATACAATTGTGCATCATATTCAGATAATAATTTTGGTTGATGTTCTTGCATAAACTGATTATACAAATCATTTTTAAACCCATATTGACTATAAAACGTCCCATTCCATTCATCGTTTCCGAAACGTCGTCCGCGTTCTATACTTCCAATTGCCAACGACATAATACAACTGCGAAGTGTACAATGTTTGTCTTTATGCGGGTTAGGCATTTCGGCATCCGATTTAATTAATTTTTTAGATGCGTCATATAACGTTACAGGATATTGATATATACTTGATATTGTATCTAATATTGAAAAAAAGTCGTCATGTGATATATATGGACAATTGGCTGCATTCGTATCGTAATAATAAGAATGTAAACTGATTCCATGATCTTCAATTTCAAATATAATACAACAGCCTTCTTTATCCAATGATTCTATACATACTGATAAATTATCAGATACAAATTTTACATCAATTAATTTATCTTGAATTGCAAATAAAAATGTTTTTTCTCCCTTTATAAAAATTTTTAATATTTCACTAGGTGGAACAACTTTTGATAAATCAAATATAAATTTATTATTATTCAGTAATTTATGATATACGCGTAATAATGACCTATGGGGAGAATGTTGCAATACATACAACATTCTGTCATAAGATGTTTTAATTTCACGTGTAAAAAAATCATATACACTAACATTGACATCTAATAATTTTAATAACAAAGCAGGATCTGTATCTGTATTTAAAATAAAATGTTGTATATTCGTAGGATTTATGGACACAGCTAAAAGCATCAATTCTTCGTTTGTTGTTGATTTATCACAAAAATCTAAAATGTCACATGTTCTCCATTTGGTTATATATGTTTTTATAAAATGAATGTTGCATTTTAATTTATCCGAAGATAATATTAAACACATTATTGTATTTTTATCCATTATTAAAATGGTGGATATCAGAGTATCTACTGTTTCACGCTTATCTTCTTCGGTTTGAAAATCTTTATCGTCTAATGCAGTTAATAAAATAGGCATATAATTAGGTATTACCTCCCCATGTACTATTAACTGTGTTATATATTTTTCATACATACTTGTTTTATCCATATAATAATAATATAAAATGTATCAAGAAATTTTATAGTATATTCCTATAATGTATATGATTATTCATATTTTTTACTGGATGATATAAATTATGTTTGGTAATATCTGTATCCACGTAATCTTTTCGGAAAACAATATATTTTAATTCATCTGGAGTATCATATTGTAAATTATTTTTTTTACAAATACTTGAAAATAAAGCTTCTAAAAAGAATAATGTTTTATTGGTAGTTGCATAATCTTTTATTTTAAATAATAACTTGGATGACATTTGTACACAACATACCATTGCGCAATAATAAGGTGGTGGAAATTGTATATTTATTTTTTTCCAATGCCAATCATTGTTAGTTCCATGTATATTTTCGCCATACGTGTTGGTTAACAAATCGGAATTATATTTTGAATCAATACTTAATAATGATTCCTCGTTGTAAAAAAACACGTCATCTTCAAAAAACCAAACTTTATCATAGACAGTATTTACACTTGAAAAATAATAGATGGCTTTATCCCATGCTGTTACATCTTTGTTTAATGTCAACTTGCTCATATTTATAAACCCATTTTTTATACAATATCCATTATCAATTTGAATAATATGTATGTTATTATATTTGTTGGTATGTTTTATACTATTATCATCTACAACAATATATACATCATATGATGTAAATGTTGATAAAAAATCAACCCATATTTTATCTAATTTATAACAAATTAAACAAACGCATTTTTTATTCATTTGTTATAAAATAAATTATGTTTAAATTGGATTAAAATTGAAAATAATATAACTAAATTTATATGAATCAAATGGGTTGTATATCGTCTAAACCTGAAGCCGTAATAGAAACATCGCATTTATGTGATGTTACATTAGAGAATACAATTGAATATTACCCGCCCATTACGCGTGGTAAAGTAGTACGCGTATATGATGGAGATACTATTTATATTGCATCGGATGAAATACACTGTCCTGTACCTAATAAAACATTTATATTTACTATTCGTATAAAACATATTGATACGCCAGAAATCCGAACTAAAAATTTAGAAGAAAAAGAATTGGGTAAAAAGGCAAAACAAAAAATGGAAGAATTGGTATTGAATAAGTTTGTCACATTGGAAGACATTCAACATGAAAAGAAATGGGGTAGAATTTTGGCAGTTGTCAAAGTAAATGGAGTCAGTGTATCTGATGTAATGTTGGAAACAGGACATGCCAAACCATATGAAGGAGGTCATAAAGAATCGTGGTAAATTACCATTTTGATTTTTTTACTTGGATAGCAGGACCAGATGATTTTTTAGCTTTGGAAGGATCATATTGTACATCGTCATCATCATCGGGGAGATTTTTGGACAATTCCCAATATTCTTTTGAACCCAATCGGAAATTGGCATGAGATTCTGCTTTGTACCAAAATATTTGGTCGGTTAATTTGTTACTTTTTGCATTATTGTTAATAACTAAGCATTCAAAATTTTCGGTGCATTGGTCCATGACTTGACAAAACGATTCAAACGTTGGAAACATACCAGCATAATTTTCATAGATTTTTTTGCGGTTATTGATGTAGGGTTCGCGTAAAATAAATACGTAATCAATGTTGGTTCTCAAATTTGGAGGTATACCTAAAGGATATTGCATGGTAATAATCAAAAGAATTTTCCAGTGGCGACCGTTCATGAAAAGTAGGCGCATTAATTTATCTTTTGACCAAGAATTGTCATATAAACAATCGTCTAATATGACAAATGTTCGTGGGTCAATGTTGCTTTTTTTGTATGTTGCCATTTCTTTCATTACTTGTTTCATACACGTTTTTTGTCGTTTCAAAATATTTTCAATGATACTTGAACTATATTCGTCGTGAATAAATAATTTAGGAATATGTTCACTATAAAAACTATTTCCTGCTTCTGTTCCCGAAATAACTGTTCCTACAGGTATATCTTGTTGATAAAAGAGTAAATCGCGAACCAAGAAACTTTTACCAGTATCGCGCCGACCAATCAAAACAATGACGGGGCCTTTATTTTCATTAGGTCTAAAACTAATTTGCCGCATATCAAATTTTTTTAATTCTAATGTCATACCTAATGAAAATAAATTTAATTATAAATTAAAACTTATTAATAAGGGGAGAAAGTACTTTTGCGTCTTTGTCTGTTTAATGTTGCTGAACTATTTTCTCTTCCAGTTTTAGTTTGCGGTTTTGGTGGTTGTTTAATTTCATTAATCACATATGCACCATTTCCGTAATCTATAAATCCTGGATGGCGTTGACGAGGATCATCAGGATGAATATATTTAAAAGGCACTCCACCATTAGGTAGTAATTCTTTTTCGGTTAAATGACTAAATTCAGGTTTATTAGGCCCTGGTCCAAATGGACCAAACATTGCCCATTCTTCTTTTGTTGGTTTATATTCTGCTGGATATCCCCAAACAACTGGTTTTTCATGTGCGGGAGTAACACCTTCAAAATAGGTAGGCCCGCGATACGCACGCGGCATATATTGTGGAGCTGCCGCAACCATAGGTTGAGTAGGAGCTTCCTCTGCCGCACTCATACCTAATTTTGATTTCAACCAAGGAAACATACCTCCACGTTTTTTACTATGTTTTTTAAATTTACGATGTTTCCTTAAACTTTTCATTATATTAAGGAAATATAATTAGTTTAAACCCTACATTATTAATTATATCATTTGGATATGGTATTTTACAAAAAAAATAAAAATTCAGAATTATTACAAGAAATAGAATCGTCGTTACAATTATCCAATGTTCAAAATTATATCCCTATTTATAATCAATTCTTTTCATTGAATGAAACAAATTGGAATAGTATTAACTTAAAAAATGATTACGAATTATTGAAAATTTGGGATTGCACGTATAATAAGGCAACGGCAACACTTCAAAATAATTCAACGACTCCCGTATTTTTCAAATATTCCCCGCTACTTGACCCGCTTAAATATTTGAATGGAAAGTATACCGATTATAACTATTGTCTTCCCTCGTTAAAGGATAGTTATCCAAAATTACAAGATACCAATAATTCGGCCTATGTAGACAGTTTTTTCTCGTATTTATCTTCACAATTATACGTCAATAATAAATTTGTACATGCTATTCAATTTCACGGAAGTTATTTAGGAATTAAAAAAAACTTTAAATACAATTTAGAAGATGAGTTGGATCAAGTACAAAGTTCTTCTTTTTTCAACGAAAACATGAATAAACTATTTACATTGAATAAAGAATTAACCATTCCTACATCTCACAAAAATCGTGAAAAATTAGTAATGGATGAAGAAACTATTGTATTAGATTTAGATGATATCATTGAAGATACAAAACCTGAATCAACAGTTGTATTCCCATTACCTGAATTAGAAGTATTAACAGATTTACCCGTTACAGATACAGACGAACTTATTCATGATGATGATTCTACGTCATCTAAATCGTCCAATACAGAAACGGATTATACTGAAGAATTAGAATCGGATGATTATTCGGATTGTGACGAAGATGAGTCGTATGGATTAAGTGTAGATATTCATCAGTTCCCTGTTCAGCTTATTGCATTGGAACATTGTAAAGATACACTAGATTCGTTGTTAATGGAAACGGTTCCTCCAGAGGAAATTGTATCTGCGTTGTTTCAAGTAATTATGACCTTGATTATGTATCAAAATGTGTATCAATTTACACACAACGATTTGCATACAAATAATATCATGTATGTAGAAACAGCTGAACCCTACTTGTACTATAATTACAAAGGAATCAATTACAAAGTACCGACGTATGGTCGTATTTTTAAACTTATTGATTTTGGCCGAGCAATTTATACCTATAACAACAAATTTTTTATTTCGGATAGTTTTCATCCTGATGGCGATGCAGCAACCCAATATAATATAGAACCGTTCAGAGATAGTTCAAAACCTGTGGTTGGACCCAATTTCAGTTTTGATTTATGTAGGTTAGCCTGTTCCATGTTGGATATTATTGCCGATGATACACCATTATACAATTTAGTTGAAGAATGGTGTTTAGATGATAAAGGGCGAAATGTGCTGTACAAGAAAAATGGGGAAGAGCGATATCCTGATTTTAAATTATACAAAATGATTGTGCGAACGGTACATGATCATTTACCAGAACGGCAGTTATCTAAACCAATTTTCAAAGACTATATTGTCAAAGAATTTCACAAAGATAGTATGGTTATACTCCTATAGATTTTAATGCGTTTTGATATAATTCCAATACATTACTGTTATTGTGATCGCCCATGAATACAATTCCCTTTTTAAATTTGTGTTTTACATTTAAAAGTATGTTGGATAATTCGTCAATATGGGTTGAATTTCTAAACATTGGAATTTTAACAGCTTTTAGGTGAATATTGATTAAATAAAACGGTTGGGTTGCGCGAACATATAAAACCATACATTCTTTTTTACTATCTTTTCGTGTAATAAGTTGTATGTTTTTATAGTATAAATGTCTTGGAATAATAATTCCTCCAGTATAATTATCATAAATATACATGTAATCTGGATGATGAAACAACGTATGCAATCTATCTATACCCATGCCATAATTTCTACGAGATAAAACACTCTGTAAGAATAATTCTTGAAACATAAAAATAACGTTTGGATGTTTTTTATGTATTTCGGATAAATAATAAATAATTTTTTGTAATCTTAATTCGTGTTCTTCAAGTTTATTACATAATCCTTCAATATTCCATGAAAGAATTGGAATACCGTTTACTTTACAAAAAATAGGTTTGTGATCCGTAACCAAAATGTTTAAAATAGTTTCATCAGTTACGTGCATAGTTGGATGGGTTTCAATACTAACAATATGATCTATACTGCGATTAGATGATACATAGCCTGCTATTGTGTGTAAAGAACTTTCGCAATTTTTCATTTTAGTTGCAAATTGTGTGTTTTTATCACAACAATATTTTTTAATATACATATTATATATTTTTAATAAAATGCCAACTCTGGTAACGTGATACTTCCATTATTCGGCGAAGTATGCATTTGGTTATTTGTAGTTTGTTCAAATGAACTCATGGGTGATGTAGGTCGTTGGTTGGATGATTTACGATAACTTGTATGTTTTACTGTAGGGGAAGATGTGCTATCCAATAATACATCGGTTTGTTCTAAAGGTTGAATTGTAAAATGTTCGCATTTTTGTTTTATATATCTTTTCCTTAACGTTGTAATTGTAAATAATGCAATAACAATCATAGTTCCTGTGGATAATAAATATAGATTTCTGGACATATTAATTATACAGAATTTATTTTAGGTAAAGGTAAATATGTTTGAACAAAATAGTGAACGCTATACATACTTTTGATGATATAATTTAATAAGGTAACATATAATGTGTATACAAATAATACAAAAGAACTATGTAATCCATCTGATATTTTTTTTTCTTCTACAGAAATTTTAATTTCATCCAAAAATGAAAAAAAAGTTTTTTTTAGTTCCATAACATATTCAAAGAAAGACTATTTAAAGATTTTAACGACTAAATATACATGAATGTTCTAACATTAAAAACAGTACAAATATCCCCTATGAGAACATTAATGACTGCATTAAAGGATATTTTAGTAGATACCAATATTACATTTCAGCCTGATGGGATGCGAATTATTAATATGGATAAATCGCATACTATTTTGGTTCATTTGTTTTTAAAGTCGGAGAATTTTGAAGTCTATGAATGCAAAAAAGATAAAATTATTATTGGCGTTAATTTGTTGCATTTATTTAAACTAGTAAATTCTATTGATAACAGTGATACGTTGACACTTTATATTGAAGAATCGGATTACAATGATGGTATCGTAAATAATTTGGGATTAAAATTTGAAAATGGAGATATAAAGCAGTGTAAAACACAAAAGCTGCGTTTGATAGAACCAGATCCCGAAGAATTAGAAGTTCCTAATGTTATGTTTTCTTCTGTTATCAATTTACCATCTACTGATTTTCAAAAAATTATTCGTGATTTATCCTATATTTCGGACCGTATTGAAATTAAATCGGTTGCAAATGAACTTATTTTCAAGTGTAAAGGATCGTTTGCAACTGCCGAAGTTAGACGAGCTGAATCCGAAGACAGCATGAAATTTATTCAACAACATGATTCAAATAAGATTATTCAGGGTATTTTTAGTTTAAAGAATTTGGGATATTTTATAAAGTGTACGAATTTGTGTAATCAAATAGAAATGTTTTTGGAGAATGATTTGCCGCTAGTAGTTAAATATTCAGTGGCTTCTCTTGGTGATATTAAGCTCTGTTTGGTGCCATTACCTGACGTTTAAAATTGATTTATTTCTTGTAGTGTGTATATGATATTAAATGTGGGATACCATTGGTTATGTAATACTTATGTGGATATTAGTATGGTATACAGTTGTAATTTGTATGTTTGTATACAAATTACAGTTTGTGCCTCTTAAACTATGTGTTTAAACTCTTCTTGATTTTTTTCTGTTTGATTTTTTTCTTTTTGATTTACCGCCAGAACGTTTCCTCATTCTCTCTAAAAAATTATGAATAATTTCATCTTGTGCTTTATTTACTATTTGTGTCCTTTCTGCTCTTGCTCGCGTAGTATCTAGGTTGGCCCATTCGGATAATGCGTCTTCGGTCAAATCGTATTTCATTGACATTAAGATAGTTCTAAACTCACGAATAGCATGTATACACGGATCATCGTTGGATGGGAATAAAAGTTTTTTTAATATAAATTCGGATATAGATGTACGATATATTATGGAAGTTGCATCATTGTCAGGCATTAATACTCTCAATGCTTCATGAACATCAAAAGTATATCCACCACTAATTCTAGAAGTGATATAATAACATAAAATG